GTTTTCTCATCTGTCCAATAAACTGTCGTTTGGCTTTTCCTTGATCCTATTTTTCTTGAAGTGAACCTTTGCGGGTTAGAGTGAAAATCAGTGCAACAAGAGCACCTAGTGCAACCAGTACAATCAGTGCAATAAGAGCAACCAGAGCAATCAGAGCAATCAGAGCAATTATAGCACCTAGTGCACCAAGAGCACCTAGTGCAACCAGTACAATCAGTGCAATAAGAGCAACCAGAGCAATCAGAGCAATCAGAGCAATTATAGCACCTAGTGCAATTCAAAAGAGACTCACTTTTAATTCTCGCTTCCTCTTCTGTGTAAATGTTCGCACTCCAATAATTTTCGTTTTTATCAGTCCATTTGTTGTTTATAAGTATCATTTTTTACTTTCTTCTATTAATTTTTCTATTAAACTTATAAGATTTAAATATTCTTTTTTATAAAGTTCGTTATTTTCATGTGTTTTTAACACTTTTCTTCTAAAGGCTTCTAAATCACCTCTGAAGCAACCGCAAACAACAAGGGTTTTCTCATCTGTCCAATAAACTGTCGTTTGGCTTTTCCTTGATCCTATTTTTCTTGAAGTGAACCTTTGCGGGTTAGAGTGAAAATCAGTGCAACAAGAGCAGCTAGTGCAATAAGAGCACCTAGTGCACCAAGAGCACCTAGAGCAATCAGTGCAATTATCGCAATAAGAGCACCTAGAGCAATCAGAGCACCTAGAGCAATCAGTGCAATTATCGCAATAAGAGCAGTGAGCACAATCAGTGCAACAAGAGCAGCTAGTGCAATAAGAGCAACTAGTGCAACAAGAGCAACTAGTGCAATCAGAGCAATTATAGCAATCAGAGCACCTAGAGCAATCAGAGCACCTAGAGCAATCAGTGCAATTATCGCAATAAGAGCAGTGAGCACAATTAGTACAACCAGAGCAACTAGTGCAATCAGAGCAGTCAGAGCAATCAGAGCAGTCAGTGCATCTAGTGCAATTCAAAAGAGACTTGCTTTTAATTCTCGCTTCTTCTTCTGTATAAATGCTCGCACTCCAAGTATTTTTGTTTTTATCAGTCCATTTGTTGTTTATAAGTTTCATTTTTTACCCATTTTTTTAAGTGATAGTGCCAGGAAATCGTCACAAGATTTTTTGATTTTGATTTTAGTAAGTTTCATTTACTGCATCTCCATCTTCAACAAAGTGCATTACAGATTCCCTAGCGTCATATTTAATAGAACGCCGAACAGCTGTTTCAATGAAGTTTGAAAGCCTTTTTATGTGATGTTCTTTTTCAAGATCAAGTAAAATTTCAATAAAAGTTTGCACATACTCTGCCCAATGCTTCCCTGGATCTGCGCTTAACTTCCACCGGCCTTGACGAAAAACCTTATAAAAGTCCTCTGGGTTTTCTATAATTTCTAAAAAAGTGAAAGTGTCAATCTGGTTTTTTAGGTTGAGGAAGAGTATAACACCCTCCCCACTCCTATTTTTGCTTATGAAAATTGTTTTTCTCTCTAAGTACATTTTATTCCATCCTTTTTTCATACTCAGCAACTTACTGAAGTATAAATACAATATAACACGGGTTAAACAAAAAAGCAAGGGTTTTATAAAAAAATATTTAAAAAAGTTTTGGAGTTCACTTTTGCGGACAAAAAAGGATGAAAAAAATGGTTGACAAACGCACGGGAATAATTATTTTATCAAATGCTAGTTAGTAACATTGTTGAATTTTTAAGTTTGTATACTGGGAAAGGCTACTACTGACTAGCATCACCGGCCTTTTTCTTTATATAAAAACACCTGCTGTCCACCTTGGCAACTCAATGCCAACAGGTGGCGGCACAGTAGGTGGGCTTGAGTATTCAAGTTTCTACTCGATTGTGTTTTGGTTGTTATCTCGATGCTGTAAGGCATCCCGTACTGCAACCAAAAACAAACATCCCGCCACTGGTCGCAAGACCGGATTGGCTTGCATAGGGTTACAGAGTGACCGAGGCCCTACGATTGCAAGCAACTTTTAACGCTCGACGACCGACAAAAAGTAATATCCCTGAAAAAAAGGGATTACTATATCCAACTCTCAAACCTCTAAAAAGTATGGTTTACTTAGCTTATTGAAAGTAAATTACTTAAAGTATAATGTTAAAAATTAAAGCTATTTATAACACTAACTCTCAAACAACTATCAACATGTAGAATAAAATGTTAATAGTTTGTTGACAAACTGTTGAAAGTAGATTATATTTTGGGCATGTCGGGTAGACCGCTTGAATATGGACATCATATAATTGAAGGTGCTAAAGATTACTTAGCGCAGTGTAAAGACTCTTTTATAGTCGAAAATGGAACTCCTGTAAACCAAGTAAAGCTACCTTCAATCGAAGGTTTGGCTGTTTTTCTACATGTTGGACGGCCAACGATTTATGATTGGAAAGAAAAATTTCAAGAATTTTCTTACATCGTTGAAGAAATACTGGCAGAACAAGCTGATAGACTCTTAAATAATGGCCTTTCCGGGCGATATAACGCATCTATCACTAAGCTACTACTAAACAAGCATGGTCATAGTGATAAGCAGGAAACTACTATAAGCGGTAATCCTGACAGCCCCTTGGTTCACAGAATTGAGCGGGTTATAGTCAAAAATGCTTAATACCCTGCAAATAAAAACGCCAGAATGGGCTGAACCACTTTTACAGCCAAGCCGGTATAAAGCCATTCACGGTGGGCGAGGATCTGGGAAATCGCATGAAAGAGCTGAAGCTTTAATTGAAGCTCATATCATTGATCAAAATTGCCGTTCTGTTTGTATCCGTGAAGTGCAAAAAACTCTCAATCAGTCTGTTAAAAGGCTTTTAGAGGTGAAAATAGAATCCCTTGGTGTTGGTTCTTACTTTGATGTACAAGAATCTTGTATTAAAAATAAAAATGGTGGCGGGCAGATAATATTTCAAGGTATGCAGAATCATACTGCGGATAGTATAAAGTCTTTGGAAGGTTATGACATCGCTTGGGTAGAAGAAGCCCAGTCTTTAAGCCAAAGATCACTTGACATTTTAAGGCCAACTATTCGCAAGCCAAACTCAGAAATTTGGTTCACATGGAACCCTAATTTGATTACAGACCCAGTTGACCAGCTTTTCAGGGCAAACACACCGCCTCAAAATTCAATAGTTCTTGAAGTAAACTACGATCAGAACCCTTGGTTCCCAGATGTACTCAAACAGGAAATGGAATATGATAGAGCGCGCGATGTAGATAAATACAACCATGTTTGGTGTGGGAAATATCTAAGTAATAGTAATGCTCGAGTATTTAAGAATTGGCGTGTAGAAGAATTTGAAACGCCTCCTGATGTTGTTTTTCGCTTCGGTGCAGACTGGGGCTTTGCTAATGATCCCACCGTACTTGTTCGCTGTTATATCGTAGGCAGAACCTTATATGTAGACTATGAAGCATACATGATTGGATGCGAGATAGTTAATACACCTGATTTATTCCTAACGATACCACAAGCCGAAAAATGGCCTATTGTGGCGGATAGTTCAAGACCTGAGACTATATCACACATGCGTAAAAATGGATTCCCTAGAATAATGGAATCTATCAAAGGTGCGGGAAGTGTTGAAGATGGAATAGAGTTTTTAAAGAGCTATGATATTATTGTACACCCAAGATGTAAGCACTTAATAGATGAACTGACACATTACAGCTATAAAATAGATCAATTAACCAACCAAGTCTTACCTGTTCTAGCAGATAAAGACAACCATGTGATAGACTCTTTGCGGTATGGACTAGAGGGCGTACGCAGGGTATCAGTACAAGAAAAAAAGAAATACACATATATAGACTATGTAAGGCGATAAATGATAGACAATGAAAAAATAGTTAAAGAAGCGATGAGCTTTCAAAAGCATGTTGAGGAAAAAGAATCTAGGGCGCGCTCTGATATGAAATCAGATTTGGATGCTTACTACGATGATATTTGGGAAGCAGTGGCACCTGGCTGGCGTGCAATGTTTAAGCAATATGGCCGACCTGTTTTAGAAATGGGCCGAATGAATCCAATAGTGCGCCGTGTTATAAATGACATAGTCAACATGGAACCAGAGATAAAGAACATTGGCAGGAATCTGGAAGACAAAGAAAAAGCAGAAAAACGCCAAGGACTTATTCGCCATATCATGTACAACTCTGACGCACAGGATGCAATAGGACTAGCTGCTTTACATGCTTCAATCATGGGTCGTGGACATTTCCGTATTTTAACAGACTACGAAAATGATTTCAGTAGAGATCAGGAGATTAAATTCACTAAGATCGAGAACCCTTTGAATGTATACATGGACACAGAAAATAGGTACATGGGATGCCAAAAGGGCTTACTTATTGACCGCATGTCCAAGGATGATTTTAAAGAAACCTACCCCGAAGCTGACCCAATAAACTGGGAAGGGTCTTTAGATAGCTGGACAGACACAGACACAATCGCAGTAGCAGAGTTCTATAAGTTTAAGACTAAAAAGCGCAAATTGATTGTATTTGAGGATGGTTCAAAAATATATGAAGATGAGTTGGACAAGGATTTTAAAGATGATGCAAAACTTTTAAAAGTAGATGAGAGAGAAGTTAATACTAAGGTTTTGTGTTGGTATAAACTTACAAGTAAGCAGGTGTTGGACTGGCAAGAATTACCCGGGAAACTTATTCCCATTGCAACTGTCATAAGTGATGAAGGTAAAACAAGTACGGGTGAGATTATCATTTCAGGCGTTGTGCGTAAAAGCAAAAGCGCATCTTGGATGTATGATTTGACCTGTTCGCTTGAAGCTGAAAACATGCTTCAGAACTCTATTACACCATGGACAGGTGATCCGAGACAGTTTGAAGGATTTGAAAATTTATATGCAGAAGCTAATAGCGTTCCGCGCGCTTATTTACCACATAATACGGTTGTCGATGAGGTAACTGGGCAAATGTTGCCAAGGCCAGACCGAGTTGCGCCCATACCTGTAAGCCCTGTTCTATATCAAGCCAAAGCAACATATAGAGATGATATGCTGGCCTCCAGTGGCATGAATGAAGCAGGCATGGGGCAGATATCTAATGAAAAATCTGGTCGTGCTATTATTGCAAGAAGTCAAGAAAGTAAGGTCACTAACTCGCATATAACTAGAAGCATTGGAAGTGCATTAACTTATGCTGGTCGAATTATAAACCAATGGCTCCCTATTTATTACGATACAAAGCGCATTATCTCTATTCTTGATATTGAAATGAA